CTGGTATTCGCATCGGTATTCGGGTCTGTCTCCTCAGAGTTCGATTGTTCCAATGCGATCTCTTCTGCGGTGCCATCTAATAATGAACTGATGTCATCAGCAGAAATACCTGCAAACTCATCAACGGTGGTTGTCTCCTGACCACTCGTATCTGTCGTTGCGTTCATGGTGTCTCCTGTTGATTGGTGTGATTACCCTGGTGCTACTTCTGTAGCGTTTGTCTTACCAGGACCGAATGCACCGACATCGGCAGCAGCACCTTCTGCCTGTTTCCCAGACCCTCTTGTCCGTTCAACAGCTTGCACTGCCTGTTGTCGTTGTGCTTCGACCTGTTGTAAATGCTGAGTCATTAACTGCCCAATACTTTGCTGCGTGGGCTGATCAAGTGCTTCGTATTCTGTTGTTTTTGTATAGTCGGAAATGATCTGGAAATGCACGAAGTGGTTGTCGTTGTTTCTCGCCATAATAGCACCGGGGGGTGTCTGCGGCTGCTGCGGATCGCCAACAGGTGCCCCTTCGATGACGGCATTGAGTCGTCTGCGTGCAAGTTTTGCGTCTAGGTTGAACTGGTTGACGAAACCGGGAATCTCTAGCAGGTCCATAACCTTTGATGCGATGGCAGGGTTGGAGATGTCGAGCAGCCCCATCTGCGCTGCTTGCATAACCTTTTGCTGCCTGAATGCCTCGCTGAAGACTACAGAAGATTCTTCTCGTATCAGCACATCTTGTGTGTTGCCGATGTCGGCACCCATGAAATGCTTGATCTCTATGGTTTCGTTATCACCAACAACACGCACCATGCGCGGTGTATTCCACATCTCCTGCGCGATAACCAGTTTCTTGCGCTCATGCTCTGCAAGGCCGCGTCTCCATCTCCTCACAATAGGAGCAAATCTGCGCAGTGCCTGTTCTGCAAGTATTTGTGTTTGACCAAGCGTATCGACACCAGAGGGCTGCTGACCTGACAAAACCTCTACGGTGCCGACAATTGCTTCTAAATCTCGTATTGTAGCCTCTCGCTCATTGCGCACCTCGGGAGAAAGGGGCACTGAGGGTTTGATTTCTGGACGGTTGCCGCCAGATGCTTTCCAATCCCATATGATGCGTGCGCCCATGCGCCCGGTCATCTCGCTAAGATTGGCACCTTTGGGTTCAAAGACCTGTGGGTTGACCATTGTCTTGCGATGGTGAACAATTGTCGCGTCTATCGCGTTGATGCGCTTTTGCAGGGGCACTGCGGCATCTAATGGGCCGACACCCCAAAATTCACCGGGCAATTCTCGGTATCTGACATGCTCATAGGGCAATTTGCCACCGTAATACCTCTCCAGTGGTCCCTCATGGAGCAATTTGTCTGCTGCGGTGATGATTACCTTGCCCTCTTCCCATCTTTCTGACGGTTCGGAGCGATAGGTCTTTAAAAGGATGTGTTCGTCTGTCTCGTTGGCCAAAAGATGGTTCATTTTGGAGTCGAGGAAGTTTCCGAGGCTAAATTCGGAAATATCTTCACCGCCAATACCCTCTACTGCCTCGGTGCCAAACAATTCTCGCAATTGGTCGATGCTTACAACCTGTATCTCGACACCGTAGGTGACATCTGAGGGTATTTCGATGATCTCGGGGTACCAATTGAAGGGAGACAGTGCTGTCTCTGCCACCTGGCCCTCTTTTCGCTCTTCAAAGACAGGATTTCCCTGCTCATCACGTTTTTGCACCCTTGTGACATCAAAAACGGGTTCATCAAAGGCATCGGTAAGTTGTGTTTGTGTCCCGTCAGGATTTGGTATCAAAAAGGGTGTTTCTTCCAATGCTGTTCGGGGGGTTTTTACGATGCTGCCAGCATCAAGATCGTAGTAGGCTTTGAGTATTACATTGCCCGTTGCCCATATCCACGCAGCACCAAGAGACTGTAGCGACCATGTCTTGAGTTCTTCATGTAGGTAATGAAGGATTTGCTCAGATTTTACTGCTGCGTCTATATCTGCTTGGTCATCGGTAGGAGGTCGGGTTGCTGCTTTGAGGTCGCCAGAGGTGAAGATGTCGATACCCCTGTCATACACTTTGGCCAGATAGTTGGTAACGGGTTTGGGCACCCAATCGGCCATATTTGCTGCCTTGAAGGAGTTGGTTGCCTCGTCAAAGTCGAGCCATTGCTCCCCGGCAATCATCAAGATTGCTTCTTTCCATCTTTTCTCATGCCCACGTTTTGGGGCACGCAGCGTTTCAAAGACCACATCAACAAAGCGAACCATCTCTTCATCAGATTCGGGTGTTTCGAGTGTCGAGATGGGATGTGTGCCTATGCTGTTATTCGATTGGTGAGATATAAGCATATGCCATAACCTTATATTTTACAGTTATGTATGAGGACAGGCAGCGAAAGTGCCCATCCTCATGCCACCAACAACAAGGGGTAGGTGTAACGAAACGTTATATAACGAAACGTTATACCTAAGGGTAAGGATAAGTTATTTAGACCCTCATCGTCAAGATAAATTTTTTTGTATTACACGTAAAAACTTTTGTATCGGCATATCAAAAGAGGGTTTTCCACCGATTGCCCACCCCTCATTTCCACCGATTTCCTCAAACAACCATCCATATTTTGGATCGGACTGCCATGCTGGTGAACGGTTGGCAATAAGGACAATATCTTTGTCCAAAACACCCGAATCCAGCTGATATGCCACCTCGGGCAATTCGGCCAAATACAGGTGGATGTTTTCCTTGCCCTCTCGCATTCGTCTGTTGATGATTTGGTCGAGTTCATTGGCACCAAAAGCATCCATCTTTCGCACATTGATGCGCTGCTTCAGCCTTGCCGCTTCAGGGTCAGACTTGAACAGGGGAGCATAGGATTGCTGCTTGTCATCGGTTGTTAAGATAACACCCAGATGCTTGTCTGGGTTTACACGCGTGCGCGTGCGAGTCGGTGCTGGCCGGGTATCTGGCGTGTCGAGGGCAGCCATTGCCGCTTCCATCGGTATCGCAGCACCATTTGACGATGCCTCTTTGTTGATATTCGATGCCTCTTTTATCCCCTCAAAAACATCTGTTGCTTCATCCATTACAATACCCCCTCAACTTCTTCAACATTATTTACCGGGTTTGCGAGGTCTGGACCATATTGCCCATTGCCGTGATGCGTGAAGCGCAGCAATGTCCCGGTATCTGGATGGGGCATGGTAATCTCTGGAGCAAATTCGTGCAGGGTATGCGTCTGGTGTTGGGTGTTGATCAGATCATCGGTGAGGCGTTTTCTTTCTACCCTCGCCCCATAGATATACCAGGCAAGGAAGAGCCATTGCACAATAATAATAGTGAGAAAGATATAATCATTCATTAGTGGTTGACCTCCATGTCTCGTTGTTGTTGGATGCGGCTGTCGATGAAGCGTGCAAGCCTCGCCTCATTCGACCCCATTGTTGGCACATCTGCAAGTTCTGCTGGCAGGTCGTTTCTTACCTCGTCATAGGCCACTTGGCCCCCTTCATGTATACGGTCCAGCAGCCCTTCATCTCTCCAATCGTCTACGATGTCGGCACATTTAACCATCTGTATCGCTATCATCCACCCGAATACCAAGTCATCATGTCCTCCTGCGATGGCTTCCCATCTGCCCTTCGGATTTCGAGCGAAGATTTCCATTTCGTCAAGAAGTCGGTGCGAAACAATTCGTACAGACCCATCTCGCAGCATCTGAAGTGCATCGTTACGGAGTATTCTACGGGTCTTGGTGTTGGTGTTCCATCCGATCTTGTCGGTTGTTCGGTCATATACGCGCCCATCGATTACGCACTGGTAGTGCAGGTTGGGATATTCGGCATTGTTGAGATAATATATCGGTGTGAGATCAGCGACATTCTCTATGCCGATATAGGCGTAGTTGTAATAGGTGCCGAGCCTGAGTAAGAGATCACCAAACTCGTCAGGGTCCAGCTTACACTGCACTTCTGCTACTTGGGAAAAGGTCTGACGATCAATAACACATACAGTGGCAAAATCACCATGCGCAAGTCCTTGTGAGGGGTCGGCACCAATGGCATATTTCCTTCCTGCAACCGGGTGTTCAAAGATGGTGACCTCTCCATCATCGGGGGCAGGGACAGCGACAAAGACCTCTTCCTCTTCAGTGGTTGTCGGGGCTTTTTGGTCTTTGGGCAGGTATTTGACCTCTTTGACGGGAATAGCTTTTTTCACCATCTGCGACTCTATCTCATAAAATTGCCCCTCTCTTGCATGGTGTTCGCGCTGCTCCCCAATAAGTTTACTGGCAAAGGCAAGCGTCATCCCCACAGGGGTGAACTGGCCAAGCACGCGAACATCTCGCTCATCTTCATCATACGAGGCGATGACTTCTTCTTTTTGATCTGTGGGGATGATATGCTCGGGAACATCATACAAAGTCCAAAAATGAAAACTCAGCCCAGGTATCGAATGCCTACGGGCATACAGATCGGTATGTATCCATGAGATGCCGACACGCGGATTGTATATGGGCGTAAAGGTGATGAGGATGCGACCTCTCGGCCTACCACCCACAGGCGTTGTACGGGCAAAGCATTCGAGATATATCTCTTTGGGCGGCTCTTCGTCTAAATGGATATTTCTATAGGTCCCCTGAAAGGTCGCTCTCCCCTGAGAGCTAAACCGAAACTCTATCTGAGAACCGTTCTTGAATGTTACCCGATTGCCCACCCACCCACGCTCAACACTGTATTCTGATGTATCTGCCAGCAGGTCTTGAGGTATCAGATCATGATAAGTTGCCTGGACGATCTGCTTGCTGGCGTCTTCGGTATCGCTCACTAC